GGAACCCTCGGGCCTTTGGTCTCGCCTCGATTATCTTTGTCGCTATGTCGTCCTGGGCCGCTTCGCTCATTCCCTGGGTCGCTCGGCCGATGTAGTCGATTTGCTCTTTGTCCGGGAAACCGTAATAGTCGCGCAGTTTGTTAATCAGCATTTTCTGCCTCCCACTTTGTCTGAAGTGCTAAGTAATCGGCGCCGTCCGGGCGGCCCTCTGCTTTCCAGTCGTCGATGTGAGCCTGGAAGGTCTCGACGTGAAAGTCTGGATCATCCTTGTGCGCAAAAAAGAACGCGTTTTCCGGCTTCTTGCTGGCGTCGTCTGTCTGCGGCTCCGCGTTGAGGTAACGCTCCAGGGTGAAAAACTCCGGCGTGTAGTCTGTGTAATGTTTGCAAAAATTCGACCAGGTGTGCGATTTCATCCAGGTGTCGCTCCTGCAAACTTTGAGGAAGTTCTCGAGGCTGTTGATTATCTCTGCTGCTGAAATGTCCGAGCGGTCTATCGCGTTTATCAGTTCGCGCATTTCCTTGCAGCAGAAATTAAAAACGTTATTTGAAACTGGTACTTTTCGGTCTTTTGTCGTCTGGCTGTTGTGCGCGACGATCATGCCGAGTAAGGTTCCGGCTAAGTCTTTATTTATTTTTTTATTTGGGTCTGGAAGGTAGGCAGGCACACACGCATTTTCTCCTGGTTCTTCTTCGCTTTGTGATTGTGTGTTATCATTTTCCTTAACCTTCCCATTACCATTCCCATTATCATTACTAAGGGTTGTCTCGGTTGTTTCAACTAAATCAACGTTGTTTTGATTGTTTTCTTTGTTTTTAGTTGTTTCGGTTGTTTTTTTTGCGTTCTGGTTTCCCTCTGGTGCTCCGCCTCTTGCTGATTTGCAGCTGTCGATTAAGTCCTTCATTGGTATCCAGATCAATTTTTCAATTTCTGTTAAGTCCTCCGGCTCTTTGTCATACATGCCGTAGTCGGTTACGAAAACGTAAAAGCGCAGCTTCATTTCTGCTGGCATTGCGTCTATCTGCTTCTTCGTTGTTTCTGGAAAAACGAACGACAAGAATTTTGTTTTCATTTTTTATTCTTTCCCCTCAATTACTAACTTTTCTAAAAAATCCACGTCCTGGGCGTTGATTCTCGTCTGTTTCTTCAAGTCGGCGATTTCCTGTAAAATCACCGCGTCCCTTTGTCTTTGCTCCTGGTTCTTCAATTCCTGGCGGATCATGAAAACCGCGCCGGTGAAAAAAAGGCCCAGGAACAATCCGGCTGCCAGCTTCTCGTTCATTCTTTGTCCTCCGGGAACCTCATTAATTCCCTCTTGGCTATTTTCTGAACGAGCCGGAGGCAGGCGCCTTCGTCGTATCCGATGTTGCAGACCTGGTTGCATTTCAAGCTGCAAACAATCGCAATGTTCAGCGGGTGGTCAATTATGAAATTTCCCCACTTGGCTCTGTTTGGCTTTGTGTTTGCGATCCGGTGCGCTCCCTGCCAGTTGCTGGTGGTGAGTATCTTCCCGCAAACCTCGCAAACGCCGCCGCTGGTTGCCAGGGCCGCTTGTCGCTGCCAGGTCTCTGCTTCGTTCATTTTGCACCTCGGCCGATAAAGTATTTTTTTACCCGGCGTGGCTCTTTGAACCGGTTTTTTACCTGGACCCATTCGTCCTGGATGTTCACGCCTTTTTCTTTGAGCTCGAAAATCCGGGCGCTGAGTCTGGTCTCTCCCAGCTCTTTGTTTGCCTGCTGTGTGGTTATGCTTCCGTGCTCGCGCATGAAGTCATAAACTCTTTGCTGTGTGCAATCTAAAACTAGTTTTTTTGTTCTGGTACTCATTCTGCTTCCTCCCTTAGAATGATTCCTAATTGTGCGGCCAGGTAATGGCTCGCCTCGATGAGCATGGCGCATTCGGACGTGTCGCAGTCGCTTTCGCGCTTTGGTACTACGTGGCCGGCCACCGTCTCGGTCGGGTAGCCGAATTGCTCCGCAGCGGTCATTTTTATGCAGTATTTGATTGTCTCGTAGTCGTTGCCGGTTACGTTACAAATCTGCATTATGTGGCCGTTGAGGTGGTGGTTCTGGCTACCTTTCCCGGTGGTCCTTGGCTTGTACGGTGGCTTAAAAGTCACCGATACGTAGTCGTTGTACTTGTCCTGGCAGGTGCGCAGAATGTTTCGGAGTGCTTCCTGGAGCTCTGGCTCGCGTGGTGCTTCAAAGCAAATGTGGCCGCGCTCGTTTATTCTCTTTAGTACAATCTTTACCTCTGCCATGACTTCCTCCTTTTAGAAAATTGGATCAGCGCTTGTGTCAAACGCTGCATTTGCTTTTGCTTCTTCTTCCGGGCTTAGCGGCTTTTCGTCGTAGGGTATGTCCTCCGGGAAAGGCTCGCCGTCGTCCTTGATCAGCTTTGCTTTTTCTTCTTCCAGGTATTTAATGACCTGGTCCGCTGTGCGCTCCATTCGCCATTGTCCGACCTTGCCTCGAATGTCTTTGAAAATCTCGACGCCGCTTGGTGACTTGGTTGCGAGCAGCTCTTTGATTCTTTTCTGCTGGGCCGGGGTGTCCGGTCCTCCTGCAGGGCCTTTCTTCTGCGGCTGCTGTGGTGCGCTTCCTTCTCCGCGGTTGCTCGGTTCTTCGTTGTACTTTGAACCGTCCCAGCGTCCTGCGTAAATGTCAGCGGCTACTCCAATCATTTTGAGGCTGGTGCTGAATGCGTCAGTTACGGCCATTTTGTAGCCTTCGTCGTTTGACTTCGGGCCGGCACTAAACTTGTTAATCAGCTTGCTTCCTCCGATTCCTACGATCGGGTCGCTCCATTCCTTTGTGTCCGGGTCGCGTACAAAAACGGCCACCTGCGCGAATGCAAGGGTCTCGCCGTTTGCTCCTGGTTCTGTCCAGAGCCTCTGGATTTCGTACTTCCATCCGATTCCAACAAGTCCGAATGTTTCGGTCATGGCCTCATATCTCCACTGTGGGTTGATGTCAGTCTTGCCTTTAAGGTCTCCGGCCTTTATCTCTCTAAGTGCTCCCTTTGGTGGCTGGCTAAGCTTCTTGTAAATTTCGATTGCTTCCATGTTTCGCCTCCGCTTAGTTGTAGCTGTATCCGTCTGGATCGTAGCCTGCGTCCTGGTAGCCGCCGTTGTTCTGGCTGCCTCCGTCCTTTCCTCCGAGCAGCTGGATGTCGTTTGCTACGATTTTTACTGCGCTTCGGTTCTGGCCTGTTGTTGCATCCTGCCAGCGGTCCTGCTTCAAGAAGCCGTCAATGCCTACCATCTTTCCTTTGGTGAGGTAAGGCTTTAAGCTCTCGGCCTGTTTCCCGAAGATTGAAACGTCGAAGTAGTTTGCTTCGTCTACCCATTCCTGGCCTTTCTTCACGCGGCGGTTTACCGCTATGCTAATCTTGCCGATCGCCATTCCTCCCGAGGTGTATGTGAGTTCCTCGTCTCTTGTAAGGTGTCCGATTTCGATAACGTGATTTATATCCATATTTGCCATGTTCTGGCCTCCTTGGTTCAAAAAATAAGCCGTGCGGGTTTTCCCGCTTGAGCGCCGTCTGGAACGTTCCGGCTGCGGATGATATTACTGGGTCAGCAGCTTTCACTGTCACGCGCTCCGCCTGGCTGGGGCTTCCATCTCTGGCTCCGTGGTCTTCTACGAACCTTGCCGCGTTGCCTTCAATGAATTCATTACTAAAATTTAAACTTATGCTTTGCGGTCTTTCCCGCCGTCTCCAAATTGCAGGGCCTTTCGGTCTTGCTTCCCGGTCTTTCCCGAGTGCCATAAACTTACAATGGTCAACGACCATTTTTTTTTGCCGGTCTGCTCCCGGCTGCCTATTACCAGTCCATACGGACAAGGTTGCTTTTTTAAGCGCTCGCGCTTTCTTCTTCCTCCGGCTTCTTCACGTTTTCGTGATAAAAGTTGCAGAATTCAGCGCATGGGCAGTAGTCGGCGCACTTCTTGCTTTCGCCTGGGCGAATGTCTATTCGGGTGCCTCCGACCTGTTCCATATAAAGCTGGGCGTCGCTCATGCTGTCGCAAACCTTGAGGGCGGTCTTTCGGCCTTCCTTCATTACTGCGTACCTGGTGGCGGTTGCCCATCTTTCTTCTTCGCTGCATGGTTCGATTTCGTCGTCCTGCAGTTTGTATGCTTCTGTTACTGATTTAATCTTTGCTCTGATTCGGGCTTCTGTGGCTTCGAGGTCGGCGTCTGTTACGTCGAATTCGTAAATAAAAACCGGCTTCTGTGGGTAGTCTGGCTTGATCTTCGCGTCCTTCTTGCTGTGGTCTTTGAGAAGGGCTACAAAGCGGCAGCGCTTTACGTTTAGGCCGTTCTGCTTCATGAGCCATGCGTAGGTAAGTCCCTGGGCTCTCCAATCTTTGAAGTCGCCGTATATAACCTTCCAAACGCTCGCGGTCTTCCAGTCTTCCAGGATTTCATGTTCCAGGTCGTATCTGTCGCATTTTCCGGTTACCTTCCAGTCGTCGACCTTTACTTCAAAGTATTCTTCTTTGAAGGCGTCGTCTTCCTGCTTTTCCATTACCGTGTGAAAAGCTGTACCGAAGGTTGCCCATACCAGGTCGGCTGCGTCCTGTGTCAGCTCGTCAAAGTGTCGATCGTATAGAACAATCTGTTTGTCTCCCTGGAGGAGTGTTGTTGCTGAAAGTGTACCCGGTGCGTTGTGGCGCACGTTGGATACAAAGTTTACGAAGGCCTGGGGCATGTTCAATTCGTTAGTTGTTGTCATCTGTGGCCTCCTGGTCTGCTTCTGGTACCATTGGCTGGATTACTAAGTTCCAGCCTCCGTCTGCTCGCTTTTCGGCTGTTTCAATTTTCCAGCCGGCGTCTTCGTAGTTCTTGTTGAGACGCTCTGCGATGTCTTTAAGTTCGTTACTCATGTAGTAACCTCCTTATAAAAATTGCATGTCCTGGTGGCCACCTTTTCATGCTTTTAGCAAGTCCGGGTATCGAACCCGACCGGTTTCGTCAAACCGTCCGCCGTGACCTTGCTATCGCCAGCTTTCAGTAGTTACGTGCGCACGCTATCGCTTGGCCTCTCCTTCGTGCTTCGTCGAGGTTGTCTCGAGCCTCTCGACGCCGCTCTATCTCTAGCCGGTGCAGGAGTTGAACCTGCGAACCGTTCCGGCTACCCGATCAATGCGCGAATTGTTACAAATCCCACAACGACCAGCAAAATTGCCAGGCTGATGTAGTCTTCTGTATCCCACTTCCAGCCGGTCTTTTTCTCCCACTTGTTTGGTCCTTTCTGGACTGCCCGATGTATCTTTTTCATTGCCGTTTCCCCTCGGTTAAAAAAAAGAACCCCTTGCAATGCTATCTTTTGCAAGGGGTTGAAACTTCTGAATGAAGCCACGACAAAGCCGTGGGTAAAGATAGCAAGAACTCACAGCTCTGTGTTCTTGCTGTCTACTTTAAAGGGTAAATTTGTTAATGTCAAGTAAAAAATTAAAAATAAACACCTAACTTGCATTTTTTTTGTTTTTCTTCTAAGGTGGCTCCTGGGTGGGAAAGTTCCTTTAATGTGAGGTATTTTCCATGACTCCTTCAAGTCAAACGTACCAATCATTACAAAAACGTAAAGCCTATTTTATTCCGCTCTGTTGCGCCGGTAAGCTCTCAATTCGGAAGTGCGCAGAAATCCTGGACCTGGCTCCGGTCAATGTCTGGAAATTAAAAAAGAAATATAAAGAAAAAGGCGCGGCCGCTTTCGTGAACGGCCACAAAGGCCAGCAGTATCAAACTAAAAAATACCCGGATTCGCTTCGGGCCCAGGTGGTCCAGCTCTACCGGGATTTCTGGCCGGACGCTCCCTTTGCGACCTTCTGCGAGGCCCTGGGGCTTTATCATGGGATTTCTTTGTCCTACCCGGTGGTCCGGTCCATTCTGAAAAGCGCCGGGATCAAGCCGCCGCGGTCCTGGTCTACTAAAGAAAAGCTCGAGCATAAGCCTCGCGACGAAAGGCCGCGGGAGGGTGAGCTTGTTCAAATGGACGGCTCCTGCCATGACTGGTTTATGAATGGAAATTATGAAACAATCCACGGCGGTGTGGACGACGCCTCGCACCGGATCGTCGGTCTGTACATGTGCCTTAATGAGTGCCGTCTGGGTTATAATGAAGTGCTTCGGCAAACCTGGACCCGGTACGGAGTTCCGCAGGCTTACTATATCGACCGGCATTCGTCCTTTGTCCGCTCCGCTCGCCGTAAAAATAAAACGCTGGATGAACGCCTGGAATTCGCGAAAAATGAAAGCACGCATTTTAATGATTTAATGGCCGAGCTTAATGTCCAGGTTATCCTCGCTTTGTCTCCGCAGGGCAAGGGCCGCATTGAGCGCTTGTGGCAGACTCTGCAGGGAAAGCTCCCTTATATTTTCCGCTTCCTCAAAATCCAAACAATCGACGCCGCTAATGCGTTTTTATCGTCCTGGGTGGATTCGTTTAATGAGCGATTTGCGGTGGAACCTCGGGAAAGTGAGAAAGCCTGGCGGGCCCTTCCTGCCGGGTTCGACCTGGAGTATAAGCTCGCTTTGAAGTTTTCGTGTCGCACCGATTCTATGGGCTACTTCTCTTTCCATGAATGCGATTTTCGCCTGCTGGCTCCGGCGCGGTCTTACAAATCGTTTGAGCTCTGTCTATCGGAGCGCTTCGGGCTCCGGGCCTTTATGGCTGGCAAATGGTACGACGTGGCCCTGGCCGACGGCTGCCTGCAGGATGTCCGGGGCGATAAAATGCCGATCGTAGAGAAGGACCTTATCTCGCGCTTCCTTCTGAAAGATTTGAGGGCCGACTTCTACGCTTGAGCCTGGGGCGTTTCGTCTGCTGGCTTCAGTTCTGTCTGAACCGGTTTATAAAGGAATTTCTTATAAAATCTTTGAAACCAGCGGCGTCGGTGAACAATGCACCGGCTTCCTGCATAAACGCGAACGTCGAGGATTGCCGGGTGCATGTCCTTCTTCTTGCTTACAAGGTATTCCTGCGTTTCGAAGGTCTCGGTGTTGCCGTCGATTCTTTTTACTCGTACTGTCATTTTGCTTCCTTCCTGCGATTATAGTCTATTTCCGTTTCCAAAACTCGGAGGCGAGGATTGTTTCCATTCGCTCTTTGAATTCAATAGCGGTCATGGTTCCCTTCATCATGTTGCAGGTTCTACAACAAGGGACGCAGTTGTCGGTTGTGTATCCTTTCGTATTGTCGTATCTATCTATGCCGGTGTACTTGAATTTTCCATTACTTTGGTCGTCTCCCTTCTCTTGGGTATTCTGATTCCCGCAATAAAAACAAGGCCCGGTTACTACTTTCTTGAATTCTTCTTTTGTAAGTTTAAATTCATAATTTCTTTTCAAGGCATTTTTTTTGTAGCATTCGTAAGTCTCATTCATGCACGCTTCGCCGTATGGGAGTTTGTTTAAACTTCCGAGGTTATGTCTCATTTCTGCTTGCAAATGTCCGCAGGATTTTGTGTAACCTCGTAGCACTTTTGCTTTTTCTACTTCGGTAATTTTCCCGCAGGTGCATTTGCATTTTAGATAGCGTCTGCTCCGGTATCCTAAATGTACCGGGTAATCTTCTAGGACGAGCAGCTCTCCAAATGTTTGACCTATAACCTCTTTTATTTTCACCTAGGAAACTCTCTTCCAGCAATACTGTACTATGTAAGGAGGCATGTTGTTGTGTGCCTGTGTGGTTCCGCTTGAGCCTCCGGCATTGTTTATTGTGTGCTTGTGGGTGCCTTGACTATCGGTGCCATGCTTGTGTTCAAAGTTGTGGTTATGGTTTCCGGTTGTTGTACCGGCAATTGTTACTGTGGTATCGGAAATATAATTTTTATTATCTGTAGCCGGTTGATATGTCGGTTTGTCGGCATAAGCAGCTCCTGACTGTGAGCCGACATTACTAGCCGGTAAAGTATAACCATATAAGTTTCCGATTGCTGTTTTACCTCCGGTAAAAACATATAAATTATGCCTATGTGATTGACTTCCAGCAAAATTTGGATTTGCAGATTGATTTCCGGTTGTGGTTATTGCGGTTCCACTACTGTTTGTGAGTGTATTTGTGGTATGGCTATGGCTACCGGCATTTTCCATTGTATGGGTATGCACCGGCATCTGCGCCTCGGTGAGTGTTACTGTCGCACTTCCTCCGGTGGCTCCCTGCGAGTAGGTGTCTCCGGCTGCGAGGATGAATTTGTCCTTTATCTGCTCCCATGTACCGCCTCCAAATGTTGTAGCCGGGTTTTCGTTTACGCTAGTCCAATAAAGCGAGCCGACCGGGTGGGCAGCAAGGGCAGCCTCGGCCTTGAGTTTGGTCAAAGCCTCGAGCAGCTGGTTGTTCAGCGTTGCGTCTGGAGTTATGTTATAATTTGAAAGTACCGAGTTGATTTCTTTTTTAATCGAACCGGTGTCCTGGTTTAATCTTGTAATTCCCTGGGTTGCTCCATAAAAAAGGTAGTTAGCCCATTCTGCTGGGAATGTGTCGGCTGGCACCATTCCGAGCGCGTACTTTGCGCTTTCGGTGCTTCCTCCTGGTGGTGTCTTTGTTCCATTTGTTCCAAATGGCGGGTAATTGTTATATGCTGATCCGTTTGGTACCATGGCTGTCTCCTATTCTTCTTCTTCTGGATATGAATAAATTATAACCTGCGGGCTGGTCGCAATTCTTAGGAAGAGCTGCGATAAAATCCACAAGTTCTGAAATCCTATGTAATTTGCAAAGGTCACTTCTATGTCCTTGTCGTCGTTCCATTCGATTGTGTAGTCCGAGTCAATCAGTCGCGCGATCTGGTCTACCGCATAAAGGGTGATTCCGTAGCGCTTTACGTAGGCTACCTTGTCCAGGAAGGTTCTGTATAAGCCCAGGTCCATGTATCCTGTCTGGCTTTCCTTCGTGGTGGAAAGGCGGCCGCCGACTTCGCTTCCGACTTCTGAAAATCCGATTAGCGGGTTCTGTTCGAATGGCAGAGTCCAAAACAAGAAGAGGTTTGCTTCATCTGAGAAACCTTCGGGAACCAGGGGCCTTGGGTAGCCGACAATGCGGCCGATGTTTTCGAGCTCGGTTTCTTCTGCGCTCTGAATTGATAAGCCGTGCAGGTAGTCCTCTATTGCTACTGCGTCGCTCAGTCTGTCTTCAATTCCAGCCTTGGCAGCGTTCAGCACCGGGCCGTTCATCTGCTTTGGCATGTACTTGCTTTGTTCTATCATGAGGTCGGCTCCTGGACGTCTATCGTCTCATCAATTACTCGCGGGATCGAGTTTGCCGGAACCTCTATTATGTTTCCCCAGTTTATGCCGTCGGTGCTCACCTGGGTGTAGGCTACAGTGGTGTAAGTGCAGCCGTCAAATGGGACCGAGGTTACCAGGCTTGTTATGCTCTGGCCGATTACCCATTGTGCGCTGGATTTTATTAAATCCTTCTTGAGCTGGTTTGTGATCTGGTCTCCGGTCT